CTTCTTGCCTATTCCGTGGTAAACAGCGGGACGATTACCGCTAACGGCGGTAACGGCGCGGCGGGAACCGCGGGAAACGCGGGCGGCGGTGGTGGCGGTGCTGGCGGTGCCATCCTGGTCTACACCCTGTCGGCCTGGACAGCTGGGACGGCTACGGCGAACGGGGGTACGCACGGGAACGGTTCCGGCACCGGGTCCAACGGGGCCGACGGCGGCGCCGGGCTGGTGCTGAACGTGGTCCTGGTGTGATCCGGTAACCATAGTGGTCATCCTCGGCGGTAATCGGCTGGATTCCCGGCGGCGCCTGACCCCGCAGGGAGGCGTGTGGGCTTCACTGCCATCGGCATGTCCCGCCTGTCCACCCAGTATGTCCTGGTACCCGTGCAGGCCACCCAGGTAGGCCTGCCGTACAACCCGTCGGGCGACACGGTGCGGTTCGCGTTCATGCCGCAGGCCACCCAGGTGCCTGGCAGCAGCGACTGGGTGGCCGCCGCGTGGGACGTCAACACGACCAGCGTCTTGTTCCCCTACTCGGCGAAATGCCTGGTCGGGCCGGCCGGGACGATCACCCTGGGACTCGGGACGTACTACATGTACCTGAAGATCACGGACGCGCCTGAAATCCCGGTGCTTATTGCTGGCATTCTTCAAATCAATTAGGCACTGATCCCGACGAGGACCGGCCCCCGGCGAAAGGACCAGCGCATGGCTCTGTCAATGGGACAGTGGGCGGTAGCCGGGACGGTCCCCATCTTCCAGGTACCCCCGGGCCCGTGCGCGGTCACCCTGTACGCCCCCACCGGGGCCGTCTACGCCGGCCTGTCCACCGCGGTCACCACGGCCAACGGCATGTCGGTGCCTACGACCCCGGTGACGTTCCAGTGCTTCTCCGGGTCCCGGGGCGCCCAGTTGTACGCCACGACGGGCGGCGCGTCCACGGTGGCCATTCACTACGTAGTCAGTTCCGGCCAGTAAGGCAACTCGCCCTGACACCGGAACCGCGGGGGGTGCGATGAGCCGCGCCTCAGGCGTCCTTGCCGCCATGAAAGCCGTCCCCGGTGGCGCCCGGTATACGCCTGCCCCGCAGTCGGGCGGGTGGGGCGGCATGAATTCTGTTGCCGCGAACGCCATGTACGGCAACCCGGCCGCATCCCAGAACGGGTACGGCCCGTTCCTCCCGCGGCCCTCGAGGGCGTTCACGGACGGCGCGTTCGGCCCCATGTCGCCGATCCAGCCGGTTCCCGTCGACCAGCCGCCCCCCGGCGGCGAGTTCCCCGACCCGCGCTGGTGGCAGTACCGGACCGGCTGGAACCTTCCCACCCAGCCGGGCACTGAGGGTCTCAAGCTCGCGTCGTTCGACCAGCTCTACACCCTCGCCTCCAAATATTCGGTGGCCCGTGCGTGCATCGAGCTCCGCAAGGAAGAGATCCGGGGCCTGGACTGGGAGATCCAGCTCACCCCGAAGGCCGCCAAGGCGTACCAGGGTGACCATAAGGCGATGCGGGACTTCGGGGAACGTGCCGCGGAGGCGACCCGGTTTTTCAGGCACCCGGACCCGGACTTCTGGAATTTCGGGTCGTTCCTGGATGCGCTGCTCGAGGAGATTTTCGTCTACGACGCCCTCGCTTTGGTGTTCCGCCCGAAGTACGGCAAGGGCCTGGGCCGGGGCCTGCTCGGTTCTGACCTGGACTCGATCCGGCTCGTAAGCGGCCCGACGGTGCGTCCGCTGCTGGACATGCACGGCGGGAAGCCCCGCCCCCCGGCGCCGGCGTACCAGCAGTTCCTGTACGGCGTGCCCCGCAGCGACTATCAGACGATCATCGCCGGTTCCGACATCGACGACTACGGGCTCGCCGGCGCCGAGGTCAACTCGTTCCGCGCCGGCACGATGCTGTACGCCCCGCTCGTGTCACGCCGCGAAACCCCGTACGGGTTCCCCCCGGTCGAGCGGGCGCTGCTGCCGATCATCTCAGGTTTGCAGAAGCAAGAATTCCAGCTTGACTACTTTCAGGAAGGCACCGTTCCCGCGTGTTATATTTCGCCCGGCGACCCGAATATGACGCCGACGCAGATAAGGGAACTCCAGGACGCCCTGAACGGCATAGCCGGCGATCCTGCATATCACCTGAAGGTGATCGTCCTGCCGCCCGGGTCGAAGGTTGACCCGCAGCGGAACGTGGACCTGTCTGACTCGTTTGACCTGCTCGTGCAGTTGCAGGTCGCGATGGCGTTCGACGTGCAGCCGATCGAGGTGGACATCCTCCCGAATATCGGCGGGGCCATCGGCGGCGGTTCCGGCGTCGGCGCGTCCGCGGCCCGGTTCGCCGCGCAGGAGGCCCGGGACATCAAATCCCGCAAATCCACCAAGCCGCTCCTCATGTACCTCGGCGACATCTTCAATTACGCGTTGCAGGACATCTGCGGGCAGCAGGACATGCAGTTCGCGTTCGAGGGCCTCACCGATGATGAGGACAAGGCCGACATCACTGAGCTGGGTGTCCAGCAGGTCCAGAACGGCATCGCGTCGATTGATGAGGTGCGGGAGCGGCTGGACCTGGCCCCGTGGGGCCTGTCGGAAACATCGGAGCCGGTGGTGTTCACGGCGCAGGGGCCGATCCCGTTCTCGCTGGCCCCGCAGCTCATCGCGAACATGCAGAACGGCGGGCAGGGCGGGGCGCAGGGGACGAACTCCGGGCAGAAGACGCCCTCATCCCGGTCGCGCACCAGCCAGCCGTCCGTCAGGGCCGGCGGGCAGACCAAGCCGAACGGGACGCACCCTAAGCCGGTCGCGCCGCACCGGGAGTCCATAACGCCCGGCCATTCCGCCGCCGCCGGGGCGATCCAGTCGCCCACCCCGCGGACAGGCGGCACGCCGTCACGGACCCAGGCGGCAGGGAGCCGGAAACGCGGAGAGGCAGCGACGAGAAGGGCCTCCTCGCACAAGGCGGTCCAGTGCGAGCTGGAAGCGCTCGAGCGGCACCTGAACAAGGGCCGGCACGTGTCCACGTGGGTGCCGGAGCACATCCCGGGCGCGGTCATGGCCTGCCTTGCCGAAGACCTCACTAAGGGCATCAGCGTCGAGTCGGCCGTCGACCTGGCGGCTATGGCGTGCGTGGTCAAGGACGGCAGCGGCGAACAGGACGACCCCCGGGAGGAGTCCCGCCCTTTCGTCGCTGCTGAAGTAGCCAAGGCCGCAAACTGGCCGGGCTGGGAGCACGACCTTGGCTTGGTCGGGCGGTACAAGCAGGAGATCGGGCAGGCGTTCCACGATGCCGAGACCAGGGGGTCGGAGCTTCGCAAGAAGGCCGCTACCGGGGCCATGTTCGTCTCTAACCCGGTGCTGCGGGACCTGATCTCCGATGAGGTCCGGGAGGTCTTCTCCGGCGTCCTGACGCCCCTGTGGACCGAGGCGTGGCACCTGGGGTACGCGGCAGCCAAGAGCCTCGCTACGGGGCAGCCGGCTGATTTCACGGCGAAAGACGACAGCGACGCGCTGCGCGGCTTCATCGGCTCCGAAGGGGAGCACTGGCTGGCGCAGATCTCCAGGACCGGCCTCGGGAACAACTCGGCCCGGTCTGAGCTCATCGCCCGCACCGAAGTGGCCCGCGCGATCAACAGCGCCGCGATCCAGTGCTACCGGGACCACGGCATCGCCCACAAGCACCTGCTCCTGTCACCGGGCGCGTGCGACATCTGCAAGGACGCCGCCGATGACGGGGACATCCCGCTTGACGCCCCGTTCTCGGCCGGCGGGATCCTGGGGCTGGCGCATCCGGCTTGCCGTTGCGTGCCTGCGCCGGCGGGCATCGAGGCGGACCCGCCGCTGGCCGGCCTAAGCAAGTCGGCAGCAGCCGAAGATCCGTCCCGGGCCGCGTTCCTGATGCTCCGCGCCCGCCACCCCGGCGACGGGAAACTCCGCTACCTGCTCCAGATGCGCCCCGACGGAACATGGGGCCTCCCCGGCGGCAGCACCCACCAGGGGGAGCACCCGCTCGACGCGGCAGTCAGGGAGTCCACCGAGGAGATCGGCGACCTGCCCGCTCTCGGCGACCCGGCGGCGATCCTCACCCAGGCAGGCGATGACAAGATCGTCTGGATTCACGTCCATGACGTGCCGTTTTTCCAGCCCGCGAACAACGGGTCCACTCCTGAGGAAACCGCGGGGACCGGATGGTTCAAGCGTAAGGAAGTCGGGGACCTGGATCTGCACCCTCCATTCCGGCGGCAGTGGGAGTCCGGCGACTGGAAGAACATCGGCAAGGCGCTGCAGCGGGTGGTGAATGAGGACGGCGAAGTCCTCACCCTGGACAAGCCCGCACAGCGCCTCCAGGCGACCGGGGCAAGGTGGCCGTATCCGCACCGGGCCGACGGCGCCGAAGACGCCAACGGGTCTCTGACCTGGCCTGATGCTGGCCCGGGAGCCGTCCCGAGTGATATCGGGAGCGCAGGAGGGGAACCCCCGGGCCACTTCATCGCCGACGGCGCGCAGGCCGAACCGCACGGCGACGTAGCGCCAAGGGGCGGCGAGGACGGGCGCATGCCGGGCCGGCGCAAGCCCAACCCCCCGGCAACCGAGTTCCCGGACCAGGGCGAGGAAGACCAGGACGCGTGGCCATACCCGCAGGTCACATTGACGCCCAGCGCTTCTCCCGTCGGTGCCAATACGGGAGTGCCGCCGTCCGGGGTGGGCAAGAACGATTCGGGCCACCCTGTCGTCGGCTCCATTCCGGCGGAGACACCCCGGCCGTATGAGCCACATTCGGTCGAAGCCCAGTCGTTCGATCCGGGCGAGACAGTGATGCGGTGGAGTCCCGGCGATGGGTCAAACGTTGTGCACAACCTGCCGGGAATCCGCAAGAGTGGTGCTAGCGACTACAACGACGCCAACCCCGTCGATGCGGAACATGTGTACCTGCAACTCGCCAAGAACTTCCCGGCAGATGCGATTTCCTGGGTACGCAGGGCGTCATGGGTCGGGCCGATCTGGGTACCGTGGGACCGTATCGATACGGACGATCGTGATAAGTGGGCGGCCAGCCATCAGGCAGCGAAAGTCGACGAGTTTGCCGCTCAGATCAAGGACCATGCTGGGCGGGTGGCTCCATCCGTGCTGGTGCAGGAGCCGAACTCAAGCCGGGCGTTCATCGTTGATGGTCACCATCGTGCGCTAGCGCGCGAGAAACTTGGCCAGAAGGTGCTTGCCTACCTCGGTAACATCAACCCGAAGGACCGGGAAGTCGCAGAGCAAACCCACAACTTCCAGGTCCATCAGGGTGCCGATCCCGGCAATAAGTGACTCAGCTACGCTGAGCTTGGCTGGGCTCTGCTTAGCTGGGCTTTGCTGGGCCGCGCTTCGCTGCGCTGGGCTACGTTTCAGTGCTTTAGGCCGCCGCTTCAGAATCCTTGACGATTTCTCCAGGCACGACTTTTGGGCCTTGCCCGAACACCGCATCTTCAAGGTCGGCTAGGCGCTGCTCAGCCGATGTCATACGGTTGTGCAGGTTACGGATGACGATCCCGACCGCTTGGAACCGGCGTCGCTCCTCGTCGGTTGCTGCTGTCATATCCGCATGATCGACGACCGCGAGGGCCTTGCTAATCTGACGGTCGGCCTTGCGTCGGTGATCCTGCGCGATGCCGGCAAGTTCGCCGGGCAGCGCAACCCGGTAGCCGATGCCGCGCACGGCGACTAGGGCTCGACCGTGGTCTTGTAGCAGGAGCGGCCGGGCGGCGCTGACTGTCTGCCGCACCTGCGCACGGCCAGCCTCGTCATCGGCGAGATTGAGAGCTTCGGCGAGGTCGGGGAAGGTGAGGATGTCGCCATAGTCGGCGGCAGCGGCCATCTCGGTCACAATGACGCGAAGCGCCCGTGATCCTTTCGGGCTGAATGGGGACACAAGGTTCCTCTTTCCTAGTGGTTTCTGTGCTTTGCTGGGCTTGGCTCCGCATCGCTGGGTGCCGCTAGGCAACGCTGACGCTTTGCTCCGCTATGCTGCGCCGAGCTTGGCTATGCAAGGCTGGGCTGGTCTGAGCTTCGCTATGCCATGTTCTTGGCTCAGAGTTCGGTGATCTCCGCGCCGAATCGGCCGTAGCCGAGTTTGCGGGCGTTCCCGATGCCCTGCACGCCCGCTGCGTCCACGATCTGCTTGAACTTGTCCCAGCCGAGGATGTCGGCGAAAACGACCACGGTCAGGGACATTGCCCACCTCGGGAGTACTGGGCGCATGGATACGACCTTGCCGCCCTTCGGGCCCTTGGTCGGGTTGCCGTTGACGACCGTACGGAACTTGAAGCGCGGATCGTCGTACATCTCCTGACGATCTACCGGACCTGAACGCAATCCAGTCTTGGCATCGTTAAATTTGGCCGGACCGTCATGGAAGATCGGCAGCTCCGTCTCGGTGATCATGACACCGCCACGGTCGATCTCCGCGCCAGACCTAAAGGTCGGGGCGACATCACGGAAGGCTCGGATGAAGTTCCGGCCGGGGAAGACAATACTTCCATCGGCACCGAGATAGAGGCTGCCGGCCCACTGGAGTGCTTCCTTCTGCTCGCGCTCCTCGGGAGTCATCTTGGCCCCCTTGTCGGTGATGGCCTTGATCTTGAGGGTGTACTCGTTCGTCGGGTCGGCTAGTTGCGCGTTGTTGAGGACGAGGCCGGTGATTCCGGTCAGGTCGAGACGTGCCTTCGTTTCGGTTCGCAAAGTGATGACTCTCCTAGTCCGGGACTGTGCTTTGCAGTGCTCCGCTCAGCAGTGCTCGGCTGGGCTTCGCTCAGCTAGGTAGTGCTCGGCTCCGCAATGCTGAGCTGTGCTGTTCTTTGCCATGCTGGGCTGGGCCTTGCTTCGTACACATACTGTATCAGTGCGTGTATTGATGCGCAAATTAGCGGGAGGGGTGTGGAGAAGTCCGCCGAGACGCCCTCCCTTGCCGCTCACCATGCGCCGATAGGCCGCGCGGGAATCTGGCACTCCAAGAACCCGCCGCTCCAGTTTCCGGCGTACTACCAAAACGTCCGGAACGCTCTTATCCGGGCAGGCCACAGCGAGTCTGAAGCGCACGCCATCGCACTGAACGCGCTGCGCAGGTGGGCGGCCGGCGGCGGTCACGTCCACGACGAAGTGAGGCAGGCGGCGAGGAACGCGCTCGCCGAGTACGAACAGGAGCGGGAACACCATCAGTGAGGCCATCAACGTCTACGCGGGCGTGATCATCCTCGGCTTCGAGACCCTCGGCCTCCTCGTCCTGATCTGCGCCGCGGCGCTGCTGGTCACCTGGACGTGGTTCCGGCTCGCGAAGTGGCGGGACAACGGCCACGTGGAGGAGGTGCGTCACCCGTGAACCCTGACCGCATCACCGCTGACAGCGCCCAGCCCGGGGATGTCGTCCTCGCCCCCGACCGGAACGTCTACCAGCTGCTGTCCCGGGACTCCGGGGTCCCGGTGTGGGGAAGCATGGATCCGGTCGGGTTCTACGGGCCCCCGTGGAACCCTGAGGGGGAACTGGTCCTGCTCCTCCGGGACGGCACCCCGGTCAGGCGTGACTGACCCTCTCCTGCGTCCCCCGGCGTTCGCCGCGGCCACCGACCCCGCCCGCCTCCTGGCTGCTGTCGCTGACGCCCTGAACGCGCTCGAGCGGGCCGGGATCACCTGTGATCTCGCTGGCGGGGCGGTCATGACGGACCGGGGCTACGTGATGGCTGTCGGGGATGGCCGGCTGGGGAACAGGTGGCAGGCCCGCACAAGACTGTGGACGCCGCTGTCGCCTGAAGACAGCAGCGACGAAGACTAGCGCAGCGAGGCCAGCCATTCTGCGGTCGGCATCCCGTCCGGTTTCACGTAGAAGTTCACCCCGTCGTAGGACACCATCGCATGCTCGCTGACCAGCCTGTAGTCGCCCGATTGCGTCCCGTCGGGCAGAACCGGCCAGTCAGGAAGCAATCGGGCAGGTGCCCCGTCGCCCCAGCAGATGATGCCGAAACGCTCCTTAAGGCCGCTGATCCAGTCGCGTCGGTCCTGCTGTTCAGCCTCTAGTTGTTCGCGTCGGCGCTGCCAGTATCTGCGCGCTTCGTCACGCAAGGGCGTCCAGTATTCGCTCATCGGGCCATCGTCTCACTCTCGTCAGGCAGCGAAGAGGGGCAACTGCCCGGTCGGCATGGTGGTTTCCAGGTAACGGATCGCCGCGCGGAGGCGTTCGGGGTCATCCTTGAACAGCCCGAGGCCGTTGTTGCACTGGGAGCATAGAAGCCCCCTGATCCCGATGGCTCCCCGCTCGCTGTGATCATGGTCAGTGTGCAGCCGCCCTTTGGGCGCGTCCTCCTCGGCCACTCCGCAGATGGCGCAGCGGTCGCCCTGAATGGCCCTGAGTTCAGCTTCGCGCGCCCGCACTGCCTTGGTCCTCGGCAGCGTGATCCGCTTCAGCTCAGCGCGGTGCAACGGCAGGCACTCGGCACAGGCGTTTGACGCGATGGTGAACTGGTCGGCAGGAAGCGTTCGCTTACAGAACCTGCACTTGCGCTCGCGCATCCTCATCGGCAGGTCGGCGCTTCCATAGATGTACCAGCGCCGCAGGTGCATCCCGCATAGTCCGCGAGCCTTCACCGGGCCACCGCAGGTGTCCACTGAGCATGAACCGCGCAGTTCTTTCGGTGCGCGATCATCCGTCGTACCCCAACTGCGCTGGCGATGGTAATGCTTGGCGCACAATCCGCCGGTATGCCACGGCGCGGTGCATCCCTCGACGCCGCACTCCCCTCGCCGGGAGTAGAGGAACTCTCGGTAATGGCGATTACACAGGCCGGCGGTAGCTGCCGGGTAGGGGCATTCCTCTTTTGAGCACGGGACTGGCGTCTCCTTGGTCCCGTTGCGTCCGTATATGTTGACTACCGCGAGGGGATCTCCCTTGCGTAGCCACCGGCTGTAGTGCGTGTTGCACCAGCCCCGGGTCTTGGTTGGCTTGGTGCAGCCGTCGATGGAGCACGGAGCGGGTTCTGCGGGTTTCGAGGGCTTGCGGCCAAGCTTCGCTACGGTCAGCGGATCACCATGGGCGTACCAGCGGCCGTAGTGCTTCTGGCACCAGCCTCTCGCGATGACTTCCCCGTCGCAGCCTTCGATGCTGCACGTAGCCTTAGTCATGGTTCCGTTACCGCCTTATCCGGTTTCGGGGCTGTGGCCCTCGGTCGTGCGCAACCACTTCCGGGGGCCTTTGCTATGTCGTCCATTCTATCGCATTCGGCCGCCTGGCCTGCCTTTTTCGCGAAGTAAGGAGCCTGTGTGGCAACTGTCCTCACTGAGCCTGCGGTCGATGAGGGGACGGTCCACGTCAGCTTCCCCATCCTGAAATGGGAGCAGGACGAGGACGGCGACCTCGTGGTGAAAGGGGTCGCGACTGACGGCACGGTGGATCATGATGGCCAAATCGTGGCCCCCGAATGGTCGGGACTCGCGCTGGACTCGTGGCTCTCGACCGGCGGAAACGTCCGCATGGCCCATAACGCCCAGCGGCCGGTCGGCAAGGGCCTCAAGGTCGAGTGCAACAAGGATGGATCCGGCAAGCACTGGGTCACTTCGGTCATCGTGGACAGGGATGCGCAGCGCCTGATCAAGAAGGGCGTCCTAACTGCGTACAGTGTCGGGATATCACGCCCCGTAATCAAGCACGACCCCTCCGGGCGCGCTCCAGGTGGGATAATCACGGGCGGTGAGCTTTGCGAACTCAGCGTAGTTGATCGGCCCTCGAACAAGAACTCCTACTTGGCGCTGGCCAAGTCGGCGGCAGACGGCACCTGCGAACTCATCGGCAAGATGGTGGGCGACGTCGCGGTCCTGGAGAAGGACGCCACGCCCGAACTGGCCAAGGCCGTTGCCCCCGCAGAGCCCGCCTCCATCGACACGTGGACTGCCCCGGCTGACCTGGATATCAGCTTCACGCCGAATGACTTGATGAAGATCGTCCAGGGGAAGATCATCGACCGGCACTACGACGATCTCGCGTTGAAGGCCGTCGTCGAGGCTGAGGCCGGGGTGTACAAGCGGGACATCGACACGGCCACGAGGCGCCGGCTCGCGGCTGACGGGAAGGCGCTGCCGAACCTCAGTTATCCGATCGAGAATTCCGGGGACCTAGGCAACGCGGCGACCCTCGCCCGTTCCGGTCACGGTGACGTTGCGGCTGCACGCCGCCTTATCGCCCGCAGGGCAAGGGAGCTGGGTGTGGCCAATCCCCTCGATGAGGGAGACTCTGAGAAGGTGACCAAGAGCAGCAGCGAGGGGGAAGTTTCTTCCACGCCGGAGGAGCAGCTGCTGCACGAGATCTTCGCGGAGAAGGAAGCCGAGCCGGACGTTACCAAGGACCCGGAGCCTGAGGCCAAGCCGAAGCCGGTCAAGAAGGCCAAGAAGCCGAAGAAGGGCGCCAAGAAGCTGCCCCCGTGGCTGGACAAGCCCGCTGACGGCGACAGCGGTCCGGATGATCCGGATGACACCTGCAAGATGGACCACGCGCACACTGAGAAGTGCCGCACCACCCCTGCCGAGGCAGCGGGCCTGTCGGGCACTCACGACATGACCTGCGCGCCCGTCCCTGAGCTTCTGGAAAGCCCCCCGCCGGCCGCGGCCAAGGGTGCCCCGACCCCGGCGGCCGGCGTGACGGGCGAGTCGGTGAACCCGGTTCCCCGGCACCGTGAGCCGGATGGTGCGCTGGCGGACCCGTTCGAGGCCGACGCCGGCCTGTCCGACGGCGACGCCGAGAAGCCCACCAGGCTTGAGTCCGGCATGATGAAGGCCCGTGAGCTGTCCCCGGACCCGGAGGTGGCCGCGATCCTGCGGTTCAAGGCGGCCGGGATCGAGGACGCGCTGGGCCGTCTGCACGACCTGACGTGCCCGGCGTTCCACCCGGACGAGGTGGCGAAGTACCACCCGTTCGCGGAACTGTCCGCGATCGACATCAGCTCGTTCCAGAAGGCAGCCGTCAAGGCCGCAGCGGGACGGGATATCACTGCGGCGATGGCCGCCGCCGAGGTGTGGCATGCTGCGGAGGCCCTCAAGAGCGCGGACCCGGCGTGGCTGAATGACTGCCGGC